CGCCTCTTGACAGAGCGCGGCAAATCACTCCAATCTCCGCATTGGAGCCTGCAATAGGGCTCAAGTGCGGCGTTCGTGGCGGATCGCGCCACCCCGCGCGGCATGGTCCCAACGGGGATCGCTGGATAGATAATCATGAGCTTTGTTCAGCCCGTCCGACAGCAACCCTAGACGCTCCCGCGTCGTCTAAGGGTAGGATGCCTGACTTTGACTCAGTAGATCGTGGTTCGAATCCATGCGCGGGAACCATAGTAATGTTTTTCTCGATAGCTCAGCAGGATAGAGCGCCGGATTCCGAATTCGGAGGTCAGAGGTTCGAATCCTCTTCGGGAAGCCAGTTCAAGCGGAATGTGTGGAGCGGCAGACGCGGCTATCTGTCCGAGCATAGGGCTCCACATCTGAGACCCGACGCGCGGGCCGCTCTGAAAAACTTTCAGAAAATCAAACGGAAATCAAACGATGGCCCGAGGTGGCGCGCGGGCTAACGCCGGGCGCAAGCAAGGCAAGCCGAACGCACTGAATGCCAAGGCGCGTGAGAGGGCGGCGGCGAGTGGCCTGCTCCCCCTCGACTATCTCCTCAGCATCGTGCGCAACGACAACGAGGCGCAGGACGTTCGGATAGATGCGGCGAAGGCTGCGGCGCCGTATCTACATGCCCGCCTCGCCTCAATCGACATGACCTCCAAGACGGACAATACGCACCGTGTCATTTCCGACCGACCGTTGACCGAAGATGAGTGGACCAAGGCGGTTGGTGTGGGCTCCGCAGCCGGGGCCTCAGAAGTTCCTAATTGATTGCCCGTTCTCGGAAATATTCTTTGGCGGGGCGCGCGGCGGCGGCAAGACGGACGGCGTGCTCGGCAAGTGGGCGATCAAGGATCAGCGATACGGCGAGGCCTTCAACGCCATCATGTTCCGCCGGACCACGGTTTCCAGCGATGACGCCATAGAGAGGTCCAAGGCGATTTATGGCCCGCTCGGCGGGGTCTACAATGAGACCAAGGGCGTCTGGCGAATGCCGAGCGGCGGCAGGGTTTCGTTTAGGTATCTCGAAAAGGTCACAGACGCAGACGAATACCAGGGCCGCAACGTCACCGATGCGTGGGTAGAGGAGGCCGGACAGTTTGCCGATTCCGCGCCGATAGACAGGCTCTACGGCGTGCTGAGGTCGGCACAGGGCGTCCCGGTCCAGTTGATACTGACAGCCAATCCGGGCGGCGCAGGACAGCATTGGCTGGCGTCGCGGTACAAGTTGATCCCGTTTCCGACGCACCCGCTCGTGGTGTCACGCACGCTGCCTAACGGCAGGGAGCATCGGGCGGCTGTGATCCCGTCGCGGATCACGGATAACCAAATCATGTTGCAGGCCGATCCGGGCTATCTGGACAGGTTGCAGCTTGTTGGCTCCGATGCTCTCGTCCGCGCATGGCTTGACGGCGATTGGTCAGCTATCGAGGGCGCGTTTTTTGACAAGTGGTCGGCGCGCAATGTGTGCGAGCCGTTCGCGATCCCGAAAGACTGGACGCGGATCAGGTCGGCGGATTGGGGCTTCGCGAAGCCGTTCTCGGTCGGTTGGTGGGCGGTCGCGAGTGACGACTACAGGGCATCGTGCGGCGTCATACCTCGCGGCGCTATGATCCGTTACCGGGAATGGTACGGCAGCAACGGGACCCCCAACGTCGGGTTGAGATTGACGGCGGAAGAGGTTGCGGAAGGCATCAAGGAGCGCGAGGCCGGCGAGGCTATCCTGTCGGCAGTTCTCGATCCCGCCGCGTTCGCCCAGGATGGCGGGCCGTCGATAGCCGAGCGCATGAGCCTGCGGAACGTGCATTTCCGCCCGGCCGACAACAAGCGTGTGGCGAGAGCCGGCGCAATGGGCGGTTGGGACATGATGCGGGCTCGCATCAAAGGCGAAGACGGCAACCCGATGCTGTTCGCCTTCACGGCGTGCCGGGATTTCCTGCGCACGGTCCCGACGCTGCAACACGATCCGCTTCGTGCGGAGGATTTGGACACGGACAGTGAGGACCACGCGGCAGACGAGGCGCGCTATGCCTGCATGTCGCGTCCTTGGTTCCCGCGCCCGGCGCAAGAGAGACAGGCGGAACAAACCGGCTATGCGGCATATCATTCAACATCGCGTGACACGGACGGCCTGACGCTATGACGACAGACGAGCTTGAGCAAAAGACAGGCGGGGCGGTTTTCAGAAACCCTGAAAATCCGTACAGTCTCGCCCTCGAATTACCGGACGGCCGTCGCCGTGCGCTTTCAGGAAGAGCAAAGGATTACCCGTCGATTGATGAGTACGTAGAGCGGGCCGCGGCCGCTCTGTTCGAATGGTCAAGCCGTCCTAGGACGGCTGAGGCCTGACGCTGTGAGCGTGGAACTCGTCACGACCGAAGACCTGACGCAGGACGGCGGCGACCCCGGCGAGTTCCTGTCGCTTGTCGAATTGCGCAAGCAGTTCACCGATTTCGCGACGGTGAAACTTGGCGAGATCGACGAAACTCGCCAGTCGTGGCGCTACTATCACGGCGACCAATGGTCCAAAGACCAGAGAGACACGCTGCGCGACCGGAAACAGCCGGTGATTACGTTCAACCGGCTGGCTCGCAAAATCAACGGGCTTGTCGGCGTGGTCCAGAAGCTCCGCAACGATCCGAAGGCGTATCCCCGCACGATGCGGATGCAGAGCGGTGCGGACCTCGCCACGGCGATCCTGCGCTACGTGCTGGATTCATCCAGGTGGATCGATACCGAGCGCGATTCCGTTCTGTCCGGCTGCGTCGGCGGCATTGGCGTCGGCGAACTCTCGCTCGAGCCCGGCGACCATCAGGACCCGGATATCCGGTTCGATTGGGTCGATCCGATCACGTATTTTTATGACCCGCGCTCGCTCCGGGCGGATTTCTCGGATGCGCGCTACGACGGCGTCTCGCGTTGGGTGTCAGAGGGCGAAATCGAGGAGCTGTTTCCGGGTTCCGCCGCGAATCTCGCGCAGGATTCGAGCGGGTACGAGACGACGGCTTACGATTTCGACCGTCAATATCTGTGGATTAACGAGCGCAAGAAAATCCGCCTTGTCGAGCAATGGTACAAGCATCGCGGCGAGTGGAAGTGGTGCATTTACGCCAATTGGACCAAGCTCGCGGAAGGCGTCTCGCCGTTCCATGACGACAAGCGCCAGACTCGTTCGCGCTATGTGAAGTTTTCGGCCGGCGTCGATCACGAGGGCGACCGCTACGGATTCGTTCGCAACCTGAAAGGCCCGCAAGACGCAATCAATCAGCATCGTTCCAAGGCGATGCACATTATGAACACGCGCCAGATTTTTGCCCGGCGCGGCGTGTTCCAGGATGCGGAGAAGGCCCGTAAGGAAGCGGCCCGCCCGGATGGATTCCTGGAATACGACGGCACCAAGGACGATTGGTCGATTGAGCAGCCCGCTCAAGAGTTTTTGCAGCAAACGCAGTACTTTCAGGACGCCAAAGAGGAAATCGAGAATTACGGCCCCTCGCCGGCCATCGTCGGAACCGGCGTCAATCAGAGGTCCGGCCGCGCGCTGGCGATGATGCAGCAAAGCGGGATTGCCGAACTTGGCCCGTTTCTCGGCTCCTATCGCCGCTGGAAACTCGAGGTCTATCGATCGATCTGGAATGCGGTTCGCGCGCACTGGCAGGCCGAACGCTACATCCGCATCACCGATGATGAGGAAGTAGCGAAGTTCATCCAAGTCAACGCTTTGCAGGTCGGCCCGGAAGGGTTGCCGCAGATGCTGAACGCGGTCGGCTCGCTTGACGTGGATATCGTGCTGGACGAAGGCCCGGATACCACGAACGTCATGGGCGACGTGTTCGATATCCTTCAGGCGTTTGCTCAATCCAAGGTCCCGATTCCGCCGCAGGCCCTTATCGAAACATCGCCGCTGCCGAAGGCGATGAAAGACAAGTTGAACGGCATGATGAACGCGCCCCCCGACCCGATGAAGCAGCAGGCAATGGCTGTGGAATTGGAACAAGGCAAGGCGAAGCTGGCCGACATGCAGGCCGGCGCCATGAAGAAACAGGCCGAGACGGCGCGCGTGATGCAGGAGGTCAAGTTCGCCCCGACCGTTCTGGCGCGCGATATCGCCCGCGATGTAGCGGAGCAGGCGCATCGGTCGCGCGACGCGCATCACGGCATGTTCATGGACCACGCCGATCTGGCTTTGCGGGCGCAGGCGCAAGACCGCGCGCAATCGCAGCCGATGCGGGTTGACCAATGATTGAGGAGCTTGTCTCCCGCGTCTTTGCGGTCCGTGACGCCGCACACCGCGCGCATTGGGCCGCGACGGGGCAGGGTAGTTACGCCCGTCACATGGCGCTCGGCGAGTTCTATGAGGCGTTGCCCGGCCTGATTGACGAGATCGTTGAGACCTATCAGGGCGGTTTTATCCTGATCGGGGAAGGAAAGCCGGTTGCGTATGAGTGCGCCGAGATTGTCGAGCGGATCGGGGAAGAGGGCAAGTGGATCGCTGCGAACCGCGACAAGATCGCCCGCGAAAACGATGCGTTGGAAAACCTGATTGACGGGTTGGTCGGGCTCTACATGCGGACCTACTACAAACTGACGAAACTCAAGTGAGGCGCTGAAATGGCCCTTGGAATCGCATCATCTCAAGCGACGGTCGCCGCGACGGAAACGTTGATCTGTGCCAACCGCACGTATCGCAAGACGATCACCATCATCAACGAAGGCACGACGGACGTGCGGATCGGCGGCAAGGGCGTGACGACGGGAACCGGCGCGTTGCTGACGGGAACGAAGGGCGCAGGCATCACGATTGAGACCGGAGCCCCGATCTACGGAATCGTGGCATCCGGCACTCAGGCTGTTTCGGTTATCGAGACGTACTGACTGTGAGCGTATTCGTTCCATCTTCTGCGGTGATTGTTGGAAACGGGCGCGGCTTGTTCGGGCCGGGAGGCGATGTTTCTGCCGTCGCTTCCGCCAATTTCCTCACGTCCACGTCTCTCCCGGTATGGCTGACGCACCTCCGCGCCGGCAACGCGATGCTGTTCGACAGCACGGGCAAGCTGACGTGGGGGCCGAACAACAAGCTGCTGAAGGGCAACGACTTCAGCGATACGTCCGTCTGGACGAACAGTGTCGCCGGCACGGGCGCGAACCCGACGCGCACGAGTGGCTTCACGGACCCGACAGGCGGCTCCGGCGCGTGGCGTATCGTCTGCAACATGGGCGGTGCGGGCTACTCGACCGTCTATCAATACACCGACAGCACCGACCAACCGGCACTCTATTCGATCTGGATGAAGTCCAACACCGGGTCGGCGCAGAGCGTTTATTACACGGACGCGAGCGGTGTCGGCGGCTACTGGTCCGTAACGACCTCGTGGCAGCAGTTCTATTTCAAGGCGACCAGCACGAATCGCGGGCTGATCTTCGGCGCGCGAAACTCCTCCAGCGCAGTCGTGGACGTTCTTGTCTATCTCCCTGTGCAGGCGAACGTCACCTACGAAACCACGCCCCGCACTCAAGATCAGGTCATCACCACCAGCGCCGCCTACTACGGCCCTCGCTTTGACTACGACCCATCCACGCTCGCGGCGAAGGAGCTGCTGATCGAGGAAAGCAGGGAGAACGTACAGCTTTATTTTGGCGACACGACCAACGCCGTCTGGAATGCGTTCAACGGTGTAAAGTCCACGGACGGCACACTTGCGCCGGATGGCGTCAGCTTGTTTGGGAAATTCAAGGCGAACGCTGGCAGCGCGATACATCAGCTTTATAAGACCAACGTATCTCTCACGTCTGGCGTAACTTACGCTCATGCGTTCTTTGTGAAATATTCGAACTACCGTTATGTCGGTGTGACGGTACAGGGATCGGCGGCGACGCATTACGTTGCGGCGGTTTTCGACATTGGCGGGACGGCCGACATAAGCGCGTCACAGACAAGCGTGGGCGGCGGCTCGGGAACGCTTGTTTCAGCGACCGGAAAATATCTAGGCAACAACGTGTACGCGCTAACGGTCGTGGGATCGGTAGCACAAACGAGCGTCTATCTTGCGACGCAGTTCGCAGGGGCCGCGACGGGCAACACGTTCGATACGACCGGCGCTATCACATACAACGCGGTGGGAACCGAAGTTTATTATGCTTGGGGCAGCAGCACGGAACCCGCCCTTTTCGCGGCGAAGGGGCTGCTGATCGAGGAAAGCAGGCAGAACGTACAGCTTTATTCCGGCGACACGACCAACGCCGTCTGGAATGCGTTCAACGGTGTAAAGTCCACGGACGGCACACTTGCGCCGGATGGCGT